CTTGTCGACCTCTGCCTGAAGAGCGGCCACGTCCGGTGTCTCCGGAGGCGTGCCAGTCGAGGTGGTGTCAGTGGAAGCGGTCTCGGTGTTCATCTCAGTCATGCGATCCATCCATTTCGGCGGCATCAAAAAAGGCCCCCATTTCGGGAGCCTGCGTAAAACTTGGGGAGTATCAGGCGGACTTACGGGCCTGATTGCCGTGGTTGCCCTGCGGCGGCTTCTGTGCCGCCTTCTGGGCGTCTTGCTTCATGCCGGGCGGGCCGGCAGGGTCCTGCTGGGGCATCGGGTACTTCTTCGCCAGTTCCATTGCGGATTTGGCGTCCTGTTCCCTCATGTCCGCGAAGCGGGAAAGCTGCTGCGGGGAGTAACCCGCGTCGGAGAGGAGCTGATCCCTCGGGACTCCGATCATCTGGAGTTTGAGGAGAGCATCCATGTGTTGGGCTTCTGTTCGATTTTCGGGGTCCTTCCAGATGGTCTCTGCCGAGTAAGCATCGGCGCGAGGGTCCTTCATGACCTTGAAACAAAGCCGCATGACCTGTTCCCATGCCTCACCGAAGTGGAGCATTCGCTCCCTTGTCTTGGCGATGAGTCCAGCCTCCGCAGCGGTAATCGACTCACCGGAGGGGACAGTCCCGCCGTTGAGGAAGTAGTGGAATGGGATGCGGGAAATGCTGGCCATGTGCTGAACAAGCATCTCGATCAACGTCACGTAATTGCCGAGGTCTGCGGCCTCGAACTGACCGAACTTGGCGCCAGGGTCTTCAGCCTGCAAGAGCTTGTCGACAGCGACCTTGAAGGGTTCAACCGGGTTGCCCTGGTCGTCCTCCACGATTTCCAGGCCGGTGACGTACCGCTGAGGCCATGCCGCGTACTCCGACGCCACCAGGGCGTCAGCAGTCGTCTTGTTGATGGCGTCCTGGATCGGGATGACTACGTGAAGATCTGAGACCGGATCTCGCAGGAGCCGGGCACGGTTGCTGATCGGCACTACGGGGACGATGCCCAGGGGGTTGGGGGCCTGCTTGCCCTCGGTCCATCCGAAGGTGCCATGCGCGAACGTCCACACCGCGTCAGGAAGCCAGAGGGTGACCCATTCCCGGCCCCAGTCATCGAAGTAGAACTTGGCCGCGGCGTCGATGTCTCGACGGGAGCCAGGCGCGTACTGCACGATGACGTGTTCAGCAGACTCCATGGTGATGGTTGGGAAGCCGTCAGAGTCGGCCCACACCACGGCGTAAGAAACGCCCTGGATCATCGCATCGAGCTGGGCCGCGTTGTGCTCCGCGTCCATGCAGTTGCGTTGCCAGATATCCCGAGCGTCCTTGTCGGCGTCGGGCTCGTCCGTCATGCGGAAGCCGTCCACGGACAGCCGCTCATTCACCGAGTCGACGATGAGACCACAGAAGTTGTCTCGCCACGTCTCGAAGGTCTGGTTGAACTGGTCGAAGTGCCGGCCCTGCGAGAACATGAGGCGCTGGTGCTTGCCGTCGTAGTACTCGCCATACTTCCGATACCTAGCTCTCCGCACACCTAGCTTCGAGTAAAGCCAGTCGATCCACTGAGGTGGAGTGGTCGGCGCACTGCCCGTTGGTACCTCTGTTGGGGATGCAATCAAAATCCAACCACCCTAGATCGTCGTCGTTTAAGCCGCCCATCCGCGATTGCGTCGGCTCTCGCCTCGAATGCGAGAACGGCACACACCGCAAGGTCGATCTTCTTTTTGGACCTCGGAGAGTCCTTAGTAATGAGAAAGCCCTGAGGCACTTCCCGAACCACGGCGTTCAGCACGTGGCGGGTAAGGTCGTCGTCTCCGCCGTGCAGAAGGTCTTGGACCATCGCAGCGGTACGGAATCGCTCGACTGCCTGAACCATTCGAGTAGGTTTGTTGGTCCAGAACTCGAATACGTAGTCGTCGCCCCACTCAAGGGCCCAACGACCGATGTTCTCTTGCCAGTAAGGCGGGTCGGCGTACATCCACTCAACCCGGTACGTCTCGAAGGCCCGCTTAACAGCGGCCTCCACCGAGAGCACGTCGACTTCCCAGTCAGGTTGGTTGGGGTCCCGTGGGTTCTCCCACACACCTATGACGAAGAGCTTTCCGTCCCTGAGTCGGCACCCGACAAGGCCCGTCGCGTCACCGCGGATCGAGCCGTCAAAGCCAATGGCTATCTGATCACCGGGCTTGATGGGATCGCCCTCGTTGAAGCACGCGTCCCATTCAGACTTAGACATCCAGCCGTCAGAAGACTCGGCAATGGTGTTGAAGAAGAAGCGCAGGTACGTCGAATCAGGCGTCGTACGGTCGTGGAGGATCGTTCGAGTCAGGCCGGGAATGTCAGCCCAAGTCGCGTCTCCGTATGCCTGTACGAGGGCCTGGCTGACCTTCTCTGCGTCCCGCAGCTCGTCTTGCTCGATCAGGCCCTCGATGCAGTCGTACAGCCAGTAGCCCGCACGGACCATCTCTGACTCGTGGATCTGCTGAGCGACCGAATCCTCATTCGGGTTGTAGGCGTTGGTCGTTGTGACCCAACGCGAACCGGCAGAGGTCGTCTTCTCGATGTTTCGCTTGATGGTCTGGTAGAAGTCTGGGCCGCCATTCGAGCCCACCCAGTGATGGACCTCATCCATCAGGGCAAAGGTCGGGCGGTTACCCTCGTTGGTTCGGCCGGCAGTCGCCTTCGGCTTGATGGAGCCGGGCTTACCAGACTTGAACTGGACAACGGCCTTACCGATGTCGAGGTTGAACTCCTTCTCGGCTGGAGACTCCGAGAGCATTCCTCGGATCATCTCTAGCGTCTGCTCGGTCTGGTCGTACGCCGTGGCGCCGATCTGGACCGTAGGCAGCGGAACCCGCTTGGCTACCGGGAGACCAAACGCGTTGAAGTGGCTGAACCTGCAAGGTCCGATGAACTCGACAATGGCCATGGACGCCAACAGAGGCGTCTTACCCCAACCCTTGGCTCGTCGTAGGGTGCCAGCGGAGAACTTCCATGTGCCATCGGGGTTGATGGCGTAGAACCACAAAACGAAGCGGAGCTGTTCCTTAGTGAACTGCCAAGGCTCACCGGCTCGTTCGCCATCAGGCTGGACAATGTATTTCTGAGCCCAGCGGATGATTTCGTATCCGAGCGTTTCCTTGGGGGAGGGAACTCCCTCGGGCAGATTGCCAGTCTGCAAGGGCGTTCACCTCTATTCAGTCATTCAGGAGTCGAAACAGCTCCTCATCCAGATCAGTCGTGGTGGCCTCAGTGCCGGCCGTCTCTTCGGCCTGGTCCTGGTCCTGGTCGTCCTCAACGGACATGCGCAAGCGGGCGCGGTCCTCGACCGTGGCGCCCCACTTGGAAACCCTCTGCCGGATCTCGCCGGCAACCTTGGTGTCGCCCTGATAGAAGGTGTCCACCAACTTTGTGGTGATCTCCAGCTCTGCCCAGTCGGTTTCAATCCACTTGCCGGCCTGCGGCGAGGTGGCCCACGTCTTCCAGAACCTCTTGGCTCCTGCGGTCTTGATGCCGAGGCCAGGGGGGAGGGCACGGCCCTCGGTGGTCGAGCTGCTGAGCGACTGTGCGTGCTCGTGCTTGTTGCGCCTCTGCGCGTTTTCCTTCGGCTGGGGTCCTCTGGTCACGGGAGTCTCACCGCCTCGGGGTCGAGCCCGTAGAGGTCCCCCAGCTCGTCCAGCTCGAACAGCGCGTCCTGACGCCACCCGGACCGCTCCTGTGCCTTGGTCGGCCGCCGCACGGGCGTGGCTGGCGCACAGAAGTCGTAGGGGCAGTCAGGGCATGCACCGCGGCAGGCAGACATGGGGGAACCTCCGGAAGGAATGAATTAGATGCGGAACGGCTGGATCGTCAGCTCGGCGTTGTCCACGTCGACGTGGAGGATCGGGCCGTAGTCGGCCACTGCGTACGGACCGAAGATCTGCGAGGCACCAGCCGCGAGGGTCTTGGTTCGAGGTGCCGGCGCGAAGCCGTCCACCGTGCGATCCAGATGGACCGAGAAGGTGTGGGACGTGGCACCCGTGTTCTTGACGAGCAGGATCGTGGAACCGCTGTTGACCACAGAGTTGAAGTTCACTGCGTCACCGGGGACCGCAGCCGGAACGCTGACTCCCGTTCGGTCGGACGTGGTTACCGGGATCGCTACACGCGCAGCCATATGGCCTCCTGGGTTCTAAGGAATGAAAAAACCCGGCCCTCAAGGGACCGGGTGGGTTATTTGCTTAGCTATGGCCACGTTCGGCGTATGTCTTCCGTTTGTGGCAGGTCCGACATAGAACCCAAAGGTTGTCCAGCTCCCACGAACCACCGCGGGCTACCGGGACGATGTGATCCACCTCAAGGTGCTCCCTCGCCCCGCACTGCTGGCAGGTGAAGCGGTCCCGCGCGAGGGTCCGCGCCCTACGCCGAGACCAGTCAGAGGGCCTTGAAGCATTTCGAGCAGAT